ATCAATACCAATTGAAACAACAGGAGCAGTGCCAGATTCTCCTTCAATTTCAACACCTGTAAAAGAAATTGCTGGAGGTGAAGCATATCCAAATCCAGGCTCTACAATGGTTACACTTTCTAAAGCACCATCTAATTTAGCCGCTGTTGCTGTGGCTGTTTCACCAGTAAACGTATGAGTTGTTCCCGATCCTACACTTGTAATATCAATTTCACTACCGCCTTCTGTTGCTGAAAGTTTTACTTTTCCACCAGTTGATGATACAATATAATATTGAGTATTTGTTACTAATCCACCGATAGCACCTCCGCCACCTGAATCATAAGTTACAAGTGAATTCACTGGTAATGCTGCTTGTTGGCCTGATGTTAATCTTATTGTGTTATCAACAAGATGTACTGTACCAGAACCTAATGTATCTTCTTCGCTTCCATCAAAGGTAATTGCTGAAGGAGCTGCGATACTTAATGCGGGTACATTATAATCCTTTCCACCATTACCTATTGTAATAGAAGATACTGATCCATTAGTTAAAACAGCTGTCAGTGTTGCAGCTGTAAAGCCACTTGGCGTTCCACTATCACTTGAGGTAATTGTTGGAACGCTAGTATAACCACTCCCTCCTGATGTTATTGTTGTACTATTAATGACTCCATTTTTAAGGTCAAGAGATAGTGTACCTGATCGATGTATTTTAGCCGTTGTTGTTGGTAAGTATGTAGATACAAACATTTCAACAAGAACTGGAATATCTTCAGGTCCTATAATACCAGGTTGCGTACCTGGCATACGACTTAATGTTAATGCATCTGTAAGTACTGCACCAGTTAATTGTATGAATATTAATATTTCTGCGAAATAAACAAACCCTGATGGATGAACCAATCGATCGTATGAAAGTTCCCAATCGCTTAAATTTTTGCCTGTCTTAATTAAGTAAGAAAACTTTTGGTATCTTAAACTATCTAATAAAACAATATTATCAGATAAAAATCCTTTATTATCTAAATAAATTCCGCCCTTTGAAAGAGCTGGATTTGCTTCCCAGTTACCAGATGATGGTATAAGTACTTTATCATATGGAAACTCAACTTCAACATTATCATTAAATAAAATTCTAAAAAAGATTTCAATTGAATCAGCTGAACCACGTAACTTATAGAAGTCTATAATTTGTTTATATAAATTTCTTTTATCAACCGTTACACCTCTTGGAATCGTTGCTGCAATTTCTTTCTGCATAAGTTCCAAATAATTTGTATCATTTCGATCAATATCCATTGCTTCTTCAATGGTATTCATTACATAAGAAGGTCCTGGACCAACCCAGTATTTAATAATAGTAGTTAATTTAGCAGTATAGTTATTATAAGAATCCAATCCATTAACTGTAAATGTTTTTCCAATCTCTGAAGTTGATACAGCAAGAGAACCAGGTAATTCATTACCATTTGTAATTGCTACATTAATATCTGTTAAAGCAATTGTGGTTGTTGTACCATTTGGATCTGTTAAAACAAGAGTAGAGTCTGCACCTGTTTCGTCTGTAAAAAATCTATTGTTTTCGTTATTTGGATCAGGTATTCTGAATTGAGCCAAGCCATTTAATACTACATCATCAAAAGTTTCTGTCTCTTGATAAATAAACTCGTCCATATTCATGAATGTATAATAAGCTTCTAAGAATTTTGTCAGTTGCTCTTTATCTTGTAATATTTCAGAAGGTATTAATTGATCAATACGAATGTTTTCTTTTGTTTCAACTAAACTCCCGTGTTCGACTTGAATCGCACCTGGAGTTAGTGTAGTTTTATGAGCCATTATTATTTAAATCTTGATGTTGTATTATATGTGATACTTCCAGCTGAACCCGCAACTGCGATTGTATCAATCTCTGGTGTTATTACGACACTATTATTATCAATAGAAATTAACTGATCTCGTTTAGGAGCTAAGTCTAATGAATTTGGTAATACCGTTATTTTAATTGCTGCTGTTGTATCAGGTAAAAAATTATTTAATTCAATTGTACCCTTTTCAACATTAATCAAACCAGCATTATTTATCACAGTTACATTTGCACTATTTACTACCTTATATACAATAACCTGTCTGTTTGATGATCCTGAAATTGGTATATCACCAAAGAAGTGTTCAACATTATTTATTAAAAATGCTGATGATGTTAATATAAAGGCTGTTGAATTACCACTTTGATAAAATGGAGAAGTAAAACTTAATTTAAAATCATTAGGTAGCGTTGAAACATTACTTGGAGTAATATTTTGAAACATTCTTGGTCGTATAATTGTGTTAAGTATTGATGGATCAGANTTATCGATTGCTCTTGTTAATTGNGAATGCCTAAACACGCCATCAAATTTATTGAGGTTATTAAAATTATAATCAGTAATTGTATCTCTTACCACTGATTGTAATTCAACTGAACTTCTATCTGTTAAGTTTGGATTATATTTAAAGCTACAATCAATTTCTAAATAAGTAAAATTAGTATCTACAATTTCTGGTGTAATGGAAACAACATTTTTTCCTTTTAATATTACACCTTTAATATCTGTTTTTTCTGCTGTTGTTAATTGATCAGCCAATAAAGGTTTGATACAAATATAAACTCTACCATAATCAGGTGGATCATTATCTTCTCCACCCCATGTTGATATTGAATCAATATTATTAAATTCCTTTTTAATAATTGATGCGTAATCATCTGCTGTAACAGCTCTATTTTGAGCAATAAAAGTAAGTGGTGCATTGAATCGTATTGATTCCATTGTTTCTGCTTCGGCACCGCCTGCGGCTGCTGTATCTAATGTAACAGTTATATTAGAAAACCCACCAATAGAATCTACCATTGAGAAACTATTTGCACCATTTGATTCCTTACCCTTTGTGGTAACATAATCAATCGTTACAATATTATTATTTGTAGGTTTAAAACCAGTTATACCATCACCAAAGAATACCTCATAGTATCCACTTGGATTTTCTTGTAAATAATAAACCTTTGATGTGGAATCAATATTTTTAAGCGTTTCAAACTGAGTATAAATATCGAAAGAACTTGATTCTTCATTTTGTTGTACACGCACACGTAATGTACTTGTATCGGCATCATAATCTGTAAGTTGAAATTTCTGATTTTCTATATCATTATCAACTCGATATTTTAATTCTCTTACTGTGCCTTCTGCAACTACTACATCATTAAATGTATATGTTGTTCCTACTAATGTGGCTTGTTGAGTTTCCAATACTACATATTGAAATTCTTCTCCACTGACAACTGTATTTAATTTAGTTCCTCGTGTAAGTTCTAATACTGTAGGGATTGTACCTACTTCAGATGATACATCAACAACTAAATCAACTTTACCTCTTGGGCTTAATACTGAACGAGGAGTATAGCCTAAAAGTTTTGCTCTTGTAACAACATTACCACGTATCTGAGCCGAATCAAGGAAGGATTCATTTAATGAATAATGAGCGTTTAATGCGTTATAGTGAGTGTTATACGCTAACACATCTAATAAAACATTTAATCCACTACCATCAAAATCATAATCATTAAATTCTGATTGTTGTTTGAGAAAGTTTTTTAAATTTTGCTTAATGTCTGCAAAATCTAATTCTGTTACGTTTAAATTTGTTGCCATATTATCTGAGCCTTCTTAATANGATTTCAACACTTTCTGCTGTATCATATTCTTTGATTAAAAAATTTACTGTAATTCTATATGAATTATTGTCTGNTTCGTCAAGAACTTTAATATTTAAAACTCTAATTCTTGGTTCATGATCTCTTAAAACTCTTTCAATGCCTTCTCTTAAATCGATTTTAGTAATTGCATCTGCAGGTTCAAATAATAAACCTCTTAAATTAGCGCCTAATGTTGGCTGAAAAGGACGTTCAAAAAAGTTACTGACTAATAAATTCTTTACAGCATTTTTTATTGCTGCATCGTCTTTTAAAGGAATTATATCCTTACGTATAGGATGGATCTTTAATGAAAGATCTAAATCGCGCCAAGGTTTCTTTTTAGAAACAATACGTGCTTGTTCTAAGTTACCTGATATGCTTTTATCGCCTGTAAGTAATCCTGCCATATAGTTATTTATATCTTTTATTCGCCACTTTCAGCAACGGTTAAGCTATTTGTTGAAGCAACAACGGTTTGTATTGAAGGTGGTAAATCTATTGTTGTTGGAAATCCTATTATTGTTAAAAAATCACAGAATGTAAAGGTTATCCATTGAGTTAAAGCACCTAATCCAATCGCATCAAAGAAACTTGTAACCTTTTCCATCCATTTTTTAATTAAATATGTTTGCCATTCTTCAGCAAATTCACGAGCTCGTTTTAATAATCGTTCTTTATTATATTCATCAATATCAACATTATTATCAAACTCACCACCAAGTAAATCATTTAAACTATAACCAAAGATTGATATTGATTCTAATTCTTCTGTTGTTTTATCACGGATTAAAGCTTCTAAATCAAGTTCTTCTAATGCTGGAATTGAAGGTAATCCAAGCGTATCCCATATCTCACTAAATAAACCAATTAAACCTGTAAATCCACCATGCAATAATAAATTCATTTTCTTTGCAACTTCAGATCGTATATAATTAATCACTGATTCTTTTTTAAAATCAGCTGTTTCAAACTTATCCCATACTTTATATTCATCAGGTATTAAATCATATATACTATCAATCTCTTCCAATTCAAGTGAATCTCTGATTGATGATGGATCTTCTAAAAATTCTAATATATCAATTGATATACCTAAAATAGTAACATTAAATTCAATTGGAAAAAGACTATTAATTAATTCAAGTATCTTTTTTTGTACATACATTGGATATTCAGCTGCTAAACGAGTCATCATAATATCCCATTTCTTTTCTGGTATATCAATCTTTTCCCACTTAGGATTGTAAATATCTAATATATCTTCTTCGATTTGTTCTAATTTTTCTTTTAAATCTGCTAATTCGTCAGGATAACGATATGACATTGTGGCTAAACCACCAAAAAGATTTGAAAGATTAGCGGGTGTAGGTAATAAAACGTCAGGACATTCTAAAGCTGGCAATGTAACACTTGGCACTGCCATTATATTACCGTTGTTTTAACAAGTGATTTAATTTCTATTTGGCCATCAGCCTTAAAAAGAATGTAGGAACCAGATTTATGTTTAATATTAATTCTTTCTTTACCATCTTCATTATCAATTTCAATTAAATGGCCCGCTTTTGATTTATATACTTTATTATCTACTGATGATTCTGTTGGTATATCCTGAGTACCATTTGTTTGTGTTGCAATTGAACCCATTACCATAGGATCCTGAGCACTTGGTCCATCTCTAAAGAATCCAACAACCCATGAACCTACTTCTAAATGATGATTACCACCATTCCCTTGAATCGATGCCGATGTTACGGGCATCATAACAGTTGCCCAAGGTAAATTTTCAGTGGATACTAGGCTTGTATTTGATGTATGCCAACCGTGGCATCGTACTTTAACTCTATTTAAATTTTCAGTATCGTTAATATCTTCAACAACAGCAGTAAACCAAGTAAAATCTCCACCAATGAATTGATCTTCGTTACGCATTGATATTTACTCCTAAAGAATCTCTTTTAATTTCTACAATTTGCATAAATTCTTCATTAAATACATGAGATATTTTACTTACTAAATAAATTCCTGATAAAAATTTATCTTTCATAGATCCTGGAGCTCCTAAATATTCGGGAGACGTTGCTTTAACAATTTCTAAATTAATTTTATTACCAACCTCAAG